ACAGCACAGCACAGCACAGCACAGCACAGCACAGCACAGCACAGCACAGCACAGCTTAAGGCGTAGGTTGCTTACAAGTGCGGTCACGGAAAAAGATGATAATTTAATAGATTTAAACGCCTACAGCGAATCAGCTAATGCGTACGCACAAGATATCGCTGTTGATAGCACGAAAACATATTACGCGTATGATATTAGTTATATCGTCTGCTACAGCAAGTGGGGCGCTAATCTTGGACTGGCAACGATAGCAGGCAACGGAACAGTCATATTAAAACCAGATACCATAACAGTAAAAGTAAACATTGGAAAAGATAAAAATCCATACTTCGGATTAACGAGGAGGTGATAAATTGTACGCAAAATTACAAGATGGAATGTTGCACAGTGCGCCGAAAACAGTGACATGGAACGGATGTACGGTAAATAACCCGTCCGCTGATAAGCTGGTAGAATTAGGTTATAAACCTGTGGTCTACACAGACATGCCAACAGATGCAGAAACTGGCAAACACTACGAATCCAGTTGGACGGAAACAGAAGCCGAGATTACACAGGTGTGGACGCTGATTGACAATCCGGTATATCCTGATCCGGAGCCTACGCCAGAGGAACGACTGGATAAGGTAGAGAAGCGCACAGATACACTTGAAACAACATCAGACGATATCATTTTGATGTTAGCAGATTTTATAGGAGGAGAAGAATGAAAACAATTAGTGGAATCAAATTAAAAATCATGGTAAGAGCATTCAGAATTCGCATTAAGAATGGAGAAGTATTCGAGGATATTGCGGCGGATTATCCGGCATTGACAACAGATGATCTGGAAGCAATCCGCGCGGTATTGAATTTAGAGTAATTCATTAAAGAGGGCTTTAGTCAATCAATAAAAGTAAAAACATGTACCACGACTTTTGACGAAAGAGGTGATATACTATACTCAGTCCAGAATATTTACGACGAATTACAGAGGGTAGTGAACAAATAGCAGAAGAATTGCATCAGTATATCATCTCTGAGATCGTGTCGCGGATGATGGCAAGAATCGGCAGGGGTGAGGATTATATTCTGACCAATGCCGATGCGTGGAGAATCAGAACGCTACAGGAATCCGGTGAACTGCTAGAGGACATTCTGGCGGAACTATCCAGATATACTAAGCGTGAACAACAGGAACTTCTTGAAGCGTTTGAAGATGCCGGAATCACTGCAATGAACTACGATGACAAGGTATACAAGGCGGCAGGATTAAGTCCCGTACCGCTCGAACAATCCCCGACAATGATAAGACTTATGGAACGAAATATGCTTGCAACCATGGGCGAGTGGAAGAACTTCACACGAACGACTGCAAGTGCCGCTCAGAGGCTCTATATCGAGCAATGCGACCTTGCATATAATCATGTGATGACTGGGGCAGTCGGCTATACGCAAGCCATCAAAGAGGCAGTTAATAATGTTGTGAGTGATGGTGTGACTGTCACATATCCATCTGGCAGAAAAGATACAATCGAAACAGCAGTTGCACGTTCTGTCAGAACCGGTGTGGCTCAGGCGTGTGCTGATATTCAGTTAGCAAGAATGAAAGAAATGGGATATGGCTTAGTGCTGACATCGGCACATATAGGAAGCCGCCCAAGCCATGAAGTGTGGCAAGGGCAGGTATTCTCTATAGACTGGGAAAAATTAAAAGAAATCAAGCCTTATCTTTAACAGAATCGAGATACAATGAAATTGCTTTATCGAGTATTTTACTGATAGGTATTCCAGTATCATCAGAATACGATTTTAATTTTTCATAAATTTCACGATCAATAGCATTTGATATTGCTACACGGTTTTTTAAACCTCTGTTATTTGACATTTTATTCAACTCCTTTCATACTAAAGTTTATCATAACTTTCAACTACTTGCAATTAAAATAAAATAATGATATAATTGAATGTAGATAAATGTAGTTGAAAGGAGAAAACGCAATGACTTTTGAAGAATTTTGTATTAAGAATGGTAAAAAAGAAAAACCACTTTCAGGGAAATCCTACAGATATTCTCACGGAATGGCAGGAACTCGATTATACAAAATATGGGCAGGCATGAAAATAAGAACATCTGAAAAGGCACAGCCCCATAACAAAGTGGCGTATTTTGATAGAGGAATAACAGTATGTGATGAATGGAAAGAATTCAACCCTTTTTTATTATGGGCTTACACAAGCGGGTACGAAAAAGAACTTACAATAGACAGGATAGATGTTAATAAAGGGTATTCTCCTGATAATTGTCGGTGGGTGCCATTAGAATGGCAAAACAACAACAAACAAAGCAGTTGGAAAATTAAATACCAAGGAGATACAAAAACCGTAGGTGAATGGGAACATTTCTTTGGCGTTCATCGTGAATATATAAGAAAAAGGCTTAATCATGGATGGACTTTTGACGAAATTGTAGAAAACATAAAAAATCCCACAACATTAAACAAGAACAATAAAAGTGGTATAAAGGGAGTTTTATTTGACAATAATCATTCAAAATGGAGAGCTTATATTTCTGTAGGCGGAAAACGCGTAGAAGATCGAGTTTTTAAAACCAAAGAAGAAGCAGTAATGGCAAGGAAACAAATGGAATTAAAATATTGGGGATATACAAATATTGAGTAATTATGGGGTGACTATTTATGAATAAAAAACATACTTATCCTGATTTTATTGAAAATTGTCATTATGGCGAAGCCGATGGAATATGCGGAGTAAATTGCAGACATCATTTTTCAGTTTGGGCGGAAGGAATGCCGAACCCTTATACAGAACTATCAGCACAGGATAAAGCTGATAAAGGTAAGCAGTACGAAAAGGAACAACGGCAACGTACTTATGAGCGGAGAATCCGCAAGACGAAACGTGAAGTCCTTGGAATGCAAACGGCGGTTGATAACTGTAAGGATGAACAGGCAAGATTTGCACTCCAACAAGACCTTGACCGGAAGTCTTTTCTTCTTCAGAAGCAAAATGCCGCATACAAGGATTACTGTAAACAGAACGACCTAAGAGAATTGCAAGACCGACTTATGATAGCGAAGTGGAACCGCCAGAACGCCGCAAAAGCCAGAGGAGCGGCGAAGAGATATAAAACAGCAAAGGGGATTGACTGATGGATAGATGGGAATATTACAATCCAAATCCTGCCGGTAATCGAGTCGGAGATTGTGCTGTCCGGGCAATATGCAAGGCAACCGGTTTTGACTGGGAAACAGTATTTACCGGATTAATGATACAGGCGTGCGCTCTGTCAGATATGCCAAACGCAAATTATGTCTGGGGAGCGTACCTCTATAAGCATGGATACAGACGCAAGCTGATAGAACAGTCAGAGCGATATATCTATACGGTCAATGACTTTTGCACAGACCACCCGACAGGCACATATATCCTCTGCATAGACGGTCATGTGGTGACAGTACAAGAGGGCAAATATTTCGATACATGGGATAGCGGTAACGAGATCCCGGTATATTGCTGGGAAAAGGAGAATAAATGAGCATATCAGAATTTGTACAGATATTTCTCTCAATCTGCGGAGGGGTGTCTATTGTCGGAGGGGCGGCAGCCGTAATCTTTAAATGGATTACCCCGGCATTTCGGCTTAATAAGCGGGTAGAGACACTGGAAGAACATGATAGACGAGATTATGAAAGTCTTCGGAGAATCGCAGAACGAGATTCATTGATTTTGGAAGTGCTATCAACCATGCTGGACAGCCAGATCAGTGGGAATAACGTCGAAGAATTAAAAAAAACAAAACAGAAGCTTACAAATTATCTTGCACAGAATCAGCGTTAGCATTAGTAAGGGGTATGCTCATGAAATTATATGTGTTCACTAAGAAAGATATAGACAGATTCTTGATAGAGTGTAATTTTACACCGGACGAAGAAAGACTGTTCCGGCTGAGATGTAAGGAATATACGCTCGAATACTGCGCTGAACAGATGAATGTGAGTATATCCACGGCGAAACGGTTAAGCCGCCGGGTAAATAATAAAATAATTAAAGTGTGTTGATACTTTTTAGACACTAATTAGAGCCAGAAGCGAACTGTTTCCGGTTCTTTTTTTATGCAAAAATATAATCAGAAAGGCGGTGCGTAAGATGGCATTATATAACAATCCTTATCAATATAGTTTTGGCGTTCCGGGGCAAATGAATCAGTTCCAGCAACAGCCTGTCCAGATGCCAGCTCAACCAGTGCAGCAACCCCAACAGAATAATAATGGTATCCTGTGGGTATCTGGTGAAGTCGGTGCAAAATCCTATCTGGTAGCACCCGGGACAAGTGTTTTACTGATGGACAGTGAAAGCGAAAAGTTCTACATAAAATCCACTGACGTTTCCGGTATGCCAAAGCCGTTACGGACATTTGAGTACCACGAGGTAGGCACTCAGATGCCACCTAAACAGCCTACTCAGAACATGGACAGTAAATATGTCACCAGACAGGAATATGACGATTTAAAGGGAAAATACGAAGCTATCATAAACCGATTAAATTCTTTTTCTGAACCTGTTAGGGCTAATACCGTGCAGGAATCAGCAGTCAAGGGAGGAAACGCAGATGAGTAATCCATTATTTAACGCGCTTGGCGGTGGGATGCCACAGAGAAACGGACCAATGCAGATGATACAGCAGTTTATGCAGTTTAAGCAGAATTTCAAGGGAGACCCGAAGGAAGAAGTCCAGAAGATGTTACAGTCTGGGAAGATTTCTCAGCAACAGCTTAATCAAGTTCAGCAGATGGCGGGACAGTTTCAACACATGCTGAAAGGAATGAAATAGTACATTACAATCTGGCCAGATTGATGTAAATACACAATAAAGGAGATTATAACTATGGATGGAAATTATAGCTTAGCAGATATTGCCGCCGCTACTGGAAACGGTAGAAATAATGACGGCATGTTTGGCGGAGATGGTAGCTGGTGGATTATTGTTTTATTCATTTTTGCTTTCTTCGGATGGGGAAACAACGGCTGGGGCAATAATGGCAATGGCGGCGGATATGCAGCCACAGCAGCTACTCAGGCAGACATTCAGAGAGGATTCGACAATTCAGCGGTAATCAGCAAACTTGATGGAATCAACAGTGGCCTGTGCGATGGCTTTTATGCCATGAATAATGGTATGCTTACCGGATTCAATGGAATCAACACAAACATCATGCAGACCGGCTTCGGAATCCAGCAGGCTATTAATGCCGATACTGTGGCTAATATGCAGAATACTAATGCTTTACAGGCACAGCTTGCGAACTGTTGCTGCGAAACCAGAGAAGCAATTCAGGGCGTAAATTACAATATGGCACAGAACACCTGCGCATTGCAGAACACCATGAACAGCAATACAAGAGACATTATTGACAGTCAGAACGCTGGAACAAGAGCCATTCTTGACTATCTTTGCAATGAAAAGATTTCTAGTCTGCAGGCTGAGAATAATGATCTCAGACGTGCTGCATCTCAGGATCGCCAGAGCGCACTTCTCACAACTGCAATGGCTTCTCAGACACAGCAGCTCATTAATGCAATCAATCCAGCACCGATTCCGGCATATCAGGTTCCTAACCCGAACACATATTACGGATGTGGATGCGGATGCAACACCGGATGCAATTGCTGATAACTTCATATCGAGAGTATCTTTCGATTGATTCGAATGTCGGCTTATGCCGTATTACACAGAGGGGCAGGCTGAGACCTGTCCTTTTGTGATATGAAAGGGGTAAAAATTATGGCAGAATTTACAAGTGTAGCTGCTCAGACTGTAGCAGCAAATGGAAACGTAGTATTTTCAAATACAGCAGTTAAGGGTTCTAACTGCATTCAGCACAGAGAGGGAAGCGGAATCATCACTCTAAGAGGACTGACTAACCAGTGTAAAGCGAGATTCTTCGTGGATTTTTCTGGTAATATCGCAATTCCAACAGGCGGTACTGTCGGAGCTATTTCTCTGGCAATTGCAATCTCTGGTGAGCCGGTTCTTTCTTCCCAGATGATTTCCACACCGGCAGCAGTAAATCAGTACAATAATGTGTCCTCTGGCATCTATATTGATGTGCCTCGCGGATGCTGCGTTAATATCGCGGTAGAAAACACAAGCGATCAGGCTATTTCTGTTGCGAACGCGAACATTGTTGTGACCAGAGAAGCGTAGGAGGTGTGATTATGAGAGATATTAAAGACTTATGCGCAAGAATCGAAGACGAGCTGTCCAAAATTGCTGATAATGGGCTGACCACTGGGAACTTGGAAATGACATACAAACTGATTGATATGTACAAAGATATCAAGAATACGCAGTACTGGGATAAGAAAGTAGAGTACTACAACACTGTCCTTGATGAGATGCGTGGCGGATACAATGACGATTACAGTGAACGTGGAAGAAAGCGTGACAGCATGGGGAGATACAGCTCAAATGATGGCAGAATGATGCCGGATTACGACAGGGGTAATTCTTATGCCAGAAGGGGTGAACATTATGTCAGAGGGCATTACAGCCGCTCTGATGGGCGAGATGCTTATGACGATTACATGACACAGAAACAGAGCTATCGCTCCGGCAAATCTGAGGACTGCAAAAGAAAGATGCTTGCCGCTCTGGAAGAACATCTTGACGAACTCACAACAGAAATGAGTGATATGTCTAAGGACGCAGAGTGCCGGGAAGAACGTGATCTTGTTAAGAGATATGTAGAAAAGCTCCGCGATATGCTCTAAAAACACAAAAGTGGTAGAGAGGTAGTTAAAAGAAATCTGTTATAATGTAATTGTGCAGCAGGAAGCACAAATAAAACGGTTGTTTTGACATTTTCGTTTTAATCCTCCTTTCTTTAATTTTTGTAGCTGGTGCGCACGCTTTAATGGAAAGTTAAGCAGGTTCGAATCCTGCCGTGCGCATTTGTCATCTGGCACGCAAGATGACTCACCTCCTTGATTAAGGTTTTTGTTATTCATACTTTTCTTTTAAAAAAGAAATAAATATCCGAAACAACTCGTGGCAGGCATGACACGTTAAACACCTTGCTAACCCGGGAATCCGGGTTCTGGCAGGATAGAGAAGTGGAATCTCGCAAGGTTCATACCCTTGAGAACGGCGGTTCAAATCCGTCTCCTGCAATTACCTTGCCAGTGGTCTAACTGGCTTAATCCATTTACCTGCGGCGGCAGGTCAATAAACACGACCAGGAGGATGTTATGCAGAAACTTATTGATACATTAAAATCATTTGGAATTGAAATCCCGGAGGATAAACAGGCAGATGTAAAGAAAGCACTTTCTGAGAATTACAAGAACGCAAAGGAAGTGGCGAAAACTCTGTCAAAAGTTGAGGGAGAACGAGATAACTGGAAAGAACGTGCTGAGACAGTAGAAGAAACCTTAAAAGGTTTTGACGGTATCGACCCGGCAAACATTCAGACAGAGCTTGCTGGATGGAAGAAAAAAGCGGAGGACGCAGAAAAAGAGTTTAATGCGAAAATCTATGACCGCGATTTCTCAGATGCGCTCAAAGCGGCACTCGACGATGTTAAGTTTTCTAGTGAAGCGGCAAAGAAGTCTGTTATGGCAGACATCAAAGAAGCAGGTCTTAAGCTGAAAGACGGTAAAATCCTCGGGCTGAACGACCTGATCGAACAGATGAAACAGTCTGACGCATCCGCTTTCGTGGATGAATCTCAGCAGCAGGCTCAGCAGAATCAGGCAAGATTTACCACTCATGTTGGACAGCAGCAGACACCGGGAAGCATGACAAAGAAGGAAATCGAAGCGATCAAAGACCCGTCCGAGAGACAGGCTGCAATTGCTCAGAATATCCAGTTATTCCAGTGATTTTTTACACCGACTATACGACAGAGTATAGCCGCTAACCCAATACCTTAATAATTATGGGTAGAAAGGATTTTTATATGGCAGCAAAAACAAATCTTATTATGACTAATGATATCCAGGTCACAGCACGTGAGATTGACTTCGTTACCAGATTCGAAAGAAACTGGCAGCACTTACGTGACATTCTGGGCATTATGAGACCTATCAAAAAACAGCCGGGTGCTGTACTGAAATCTAAGTACGCAGAGGGTACTTTACAGAGTGGGAATGTTGGTGAGGGTGAGGAAATCCCTTACAGCAAGTTTACTGTAAAAGAAAAGACCTATGCAGAAATGACTATCGAGAAGTACGCAAAGGCTGTATCTATCGAAGCAATTAAGGACCATGGTTATGAGAACGCCGTTCAGATGACTGATGATGAATTCCTTTTCCAGCTTCAGACTGATGTTACCGGCAGATTTTACGACTATCTGAAAACCGGTACGCTTACTTCCACAGAAACAACATTCCAGATGGCTCTGGCAATGGCTAAAGGCCGTGTAGAAAACAAATTCAAACAGATGCACAGAAATGTGACTGGCGTTGTTGGATTTGTGAACATTCTGGACGTATATGAATATCTTGGAGCGGCTGAGATCACTATTCAGAACCAGTTCGGCTTCCAATACATGAAAGATTTCATGGGATTCAATACTATCTTCCTGTTATCCGACAGCGAAATCCCGAGAGGACAGGTTATTGCTACCCCTGTCGAGAACATCGTACTTTACTATGTTGACCCGAACGAATCTGACTTTGCAAGAGCAGGTCTGGTGTATACCGTATCTGGCGAGACAAACCTAATCGGATTCCACACTCAGGGCAACTATCACACAGCAGTGTCCGAAGCGTTCGCAGTTATGGGACTTACTCTTTTTGCGGAGTACATTGACGCAATCGCAGTAATCACCATTGATGAGACACCAACACTTGGTACTCTGACAGTAACATCTGCGGCAGGAACAGCAACTGGTGATACAAAAATCACTGTAAATCCGGCCAAGGAAAATACTGGTAATGTGTATAAATACAAAGTTGCAGCAGACGCAGCAACTGTCGGATATGGACAGAATCTCAGAAACTGGAGCACTTGGGATGGAAAAGCCGATATCACAGCAGCAACCGGACAGAAGATTACAGTGGTTGAGTGTGATGGAACATACAAAGCACTGAATGCCGGAAGCGCAAGCGTAACAGCGAAATCATAAACATAGGAGGTAACTGGCATGGCTTATGCAGATTATGAATTTTACACAACTTCATATTTCGGTTCAGTCGTGCCAGAAACTGACTTTCCACGACTGGCAGAAAAAGCCAGTGATTTTATAGACACGATGACATTTAACAGACTGGTGGACGGACTACCAACAAACGAACGCTCACAGAAGCGTATCAAAAAGGTAGTCTGTTCATTGGCTGAATTAATGTATCAGATTGAGCTTGCTGAAAAGAATGCTACCAATGCCGCTGTGAGTGGCGCGTCAACCGCAATCGGGTCCGGTGGTGGCACGACAGGCATTGTAACATCTGTATCCTCCGGCAGTGAATCTATCTCTTATGCAACGCCACAGCAGATTGGAGCAAGTGCAAAGGAATGGAGTGCAGTGTATGCCGCCGCCGGAGATGTACAGAAAACGAATGACTTACTCTTAAAGACAGCTTTACCGCTTCTGATGGGAGTAAGGACGGATGATGGAATACCAGTATTGTATGCAGGAGTGTAAGAATGGTCAATATCTTAAGGAGATTCTATTGTAAACATAAACATCAGATTCCGGTTAATACATTACTGGTAGAAACTGGAGAGAATAGATACACAACAATGCATATCTGGAAATGTACAGATTGTGGCAAAACAATGAAAGGTAAATGATTATGGACATTTCAACATTAGGTTCATGTATAGCAATCGTTATGATTTGCTACATTGTGGGAATGGGATGCAAAGCATCAAAAAGAATCTCTGATGAATGGATTCCAGTAATCATGGCGGTTATTGGCGGAATTCTCGGAGCAGTCGGAATGGGAGTTATCCCGGATTTCCCGGCAACGGATTATATAACGGCAGTTGCAGTTGGTATGTTTAACGGATTGTCGGCAACCGGTGTGAATCAGGTTATTAAGCAGACAGTGCAGAAAGAATAATTAAGGAGAGGGTATCATGTATAGCAAAACTGTGACGATTTTTGATTATTACGAATCAGCCACAACTGGAGATGCGTACTGGTATCCTCATGTTTTATCCGGCGTTGACCTCATTACCGACAAGGGGGCAATTCTTAAAAAGTACGGACCAGACGCAACTGACAACGCACAGTTACACGTTCGATACACTGCCCAGAACGGCGATATAACCATTACTGACAAGAATGGCAAGATTCTCCCATGGGTGCCAGTTAAAGAGTGGAAAAGGCAGATTAACAACGCTCTGGAAGACACTATCACATTCTCGGATGAATCATTCTTCTGGGAGGGTGAGTGGACTGACGGAACGGTAATTGACAGTGATTATCGGAATGGATTCTACCAGTACATGAATGAGAACAAGGATAACGTGTTTAAGATTACCAGTGTTGGTGGTCCATATACACTGATTCCACATTTTGAGATTCTGGGTAAGTAATATGAGTAAGATTCATCATTTTAAAGGATTCTCCATAGTCGATGGAGATATGAAAATAAAGCTAAATATGGACAGATTCTCCAGGCAGTACCAAGAAGCCCAGTATCTCCTTGACGGAATGGTCATGGACAGCATGATACCATTTATGCCGATGATTACAGGGGACTTTATCAACCGAACAAGAGTTGAGAGTACATCCTTGCAAGGAACTGGGGAAGTATGCGCGGCGGCGGCCCCTTATGGACGTTTTCTGTATGAGGGAAAAGGAATGGTTGACGAAGCAACCGGAAGTCCCTACGCAAGACGTGGAGCAAAGAAAGTCCTTGTCAGTCAGTTTTCTGGTCAGACAGCCGCAAAGGAAAATCTTGAATACACCAAACAGGCTCACCCTCGGGCACAGGCAAATTGGTTCGATGCCGCTAAACGACAATACGGTGACGCATGGATTCGTAAAGTAAAAGCACAGGCAGGAGGTGGCAGATATGGCGGATAAACCTATCGGAAAAGATGCAACCGGATATGAGATTCTGACAGATGCCATGAAAGCACTTCTAAACCAGTATCCGGGACTATACGAAAATGAAACAATCAAATTTGAGGAGCTCGACAAAGAATCAGGAATTGCGTTCTCAGCAGATAACGGGGCGTTGATCTATTCAGAAAAAGAAGATGTTTGTGGCGTAATGCACCAGGTATGCCAGTATCCATTTTATGTGGTATATCGAACAGCATCCGACAAAGAACGACAGAAGCTATCTGTTCAGAAGTTCCTTGACAATCTCGGTAAATGGATATGTCGAGAACCAGTTGCCATAAATGGCGTTGAGACACGTTTGAATGCGTTTCCTGAACTTTCACAGGGGCGAGTGATAAAACGCATCACCCGTGACAACTCATATGGTTTAGAGCCGCAGGAGAATGGCGTACAGGACTGGTTATTGCCATTATCGGTACGCTACGAAAACACATATGAAGTAATATAACAAGTAACAACCGGCTATCAATAGGAGATGGTCGCTAACCTACACAGCCTTTTAAAAGTTATAGGCAGAAAGGACATTTCTATGGCAGTTACAGGCAAAATTGACCGTAAATATATGGCTCATTACATCGACGCAGGTTCTCTCTGTGGGGGGCTGACGCCGAAATATGAGCGTCTTGGGAAAGATCTGGAAGAGTACAATGTAGAACTCAATCCAGACACCGAAACATCTAAAAACATTCTTGGAGAATCCACATTCAAGCATAACGGCTACGAAGTTTCTTCCGATGCTGATCCGTTCTATGCAGACACCACCTCTGATCTGTTCACAGCATTACAGAAGATCGTAGATGGACGTCTCAAAGACGACAACCTCAAAACAAAAGCAGTTGAGGTTCATCTCTGGACAGAAGCCACAGCAGGCAAGTACGAAGCATATCAGCAGGATTGTTACGTTGTGCCGACTTCCTACGGCGGTGATACATCTGGATATCAGATTCCGTTTACCGTCAATTATACCGGCGAACGTGTCAAAGGAAAATTCGACATTACTTCAGGAACATTTACAGCTGACAGCGAATAATTTTTAGGAGGATATAGAAAATGGCAAAAACAATTAACACAAACATTGATGATGGATTTCTTCTTTTCACATTCACAAACAAACAGGGTGAAGTGTTCTCTTCGTTCAAACTGAATCCTACCGACATCAACATCGCAGCAAGAGCGGAAGAATTGGAAACTTTCTTTGAACAAGCCCAGGAATCTGTTAAAAATGTTTCTTCCAGCAAAGAGATGGCGGAGATTAATAAGCAGATTGAGGACAAAATCAATTATATGCTCGGGTACGAAGCATCTAAAGATTTATTTAAAGAACCAATTACCGCAACAACTGTTTTTGGAAATGGTCAGGTGTTCGCCTATATCGTTCTGGACAAAATCAATGAAGCACTTACTCCAGAGATTGAAAAAAGGAAGAAAAAAATGCAGGAAGTGGTCAATAAGTACACGGAAAAGTATACAAAATGACCGCCTATGAGTTGCCCACCTCACTAAATATCAGTGGGGTGGATTTTTCTATCAGAACGGATTTTCGAGTAATTATTGATATTCTCATAGCCATGAATGACCCAGAACTGGATGAGCAGGCGAAAGCAGTTGTTATGTTACAGATTCTGTTTGAGGACTGGCAGAGTATACCGCCAGAGCATCTTACAGAGGCCTGTCAGAAAGCATCGGAGTTCATCGACTGTGGACAATCTGACGATAATCCAAACCATCCAAAGCCCCGGTTAATGGACTGGGAGCAGGATGGTGATATGATCGTTCCGGCTGTAAACAAGGTTGCCGGTAAGGAAATCAGAGCCGTGCCATACATGCACTGGTGGACGTTCTTCGGCTACTTTATGGAATCCGGTGAATGCCTTTTTAATACCGTAGTTGGAATTCGTTCAAAAAAGGCAAAGGGCGAAAAGCTCGATAAATGGGAAAAGAAATTCTATCAGGAAAACAAGAATATTATTGACATAAAAACACGTCTCAGCGACGAGGAGCAAGCTTATAAAGATAAGCTGAATGAGATGTTGAACCTCAAATAGTTAGGAGGTGGACACATGGCTGCTGATGGCTCAGTCATTATTGATACCAGAATGGACACGTCAGGTGTGCAAAACGGCGTATCAGCTATAAAACAGTCATTTAACGGCCTCGGAAGTGCTGTAAAAAAAATCGGTCTGCTGATTGGTGGGGCGTTTGCAGTTGGCAAATTGGTACAGTTCGGAAAAGAGTGCGTGGAACTCGGCTCTGATCTTGCAGAAGTCCAGAACGTGGTCGATGTTACGTTTACCACCATGTCTGACAAGGTCAATGAATTCGCAAAGAACGCCATGACCTCAGCCGGACTGTCAGAAACAATGGCAAAAAGGTATGTTGGTACTTTCGGAGCAATGTCTAAGTCATTTGGATTCTCTGAAGCACAGGCTTATGATATGTCAACGGCTCTGACGCAGCTGACTGGTGATGTGGCTTCATTCTATAACATCAGTCAGGACTTGGCTTATATTAAGCTGAAATCAGTCTTTACAGGCGAAACAGAAACACTCAAGGACCTCGGCGTGGTAATGACCCAGTCGGCACTTGACCAGTATGCACTTGCAAATGGCTACGGAAAAACAACATCCGCCATGACCGAACAGGAGAAAGTGGCCCTCCGTCTGGCTTTTGTGCAGAAACAGTTATCAGCCGCATCCGGTGATTTCATTCGAACATCTGGCTCCTGGGCGAACCAGGTACGAGTGATGCAGTTGCAGTTGCAGTCTCTCAAGGCAACAGTCGGACAGGGATTAATCAATCTCTTCACTCCTGTTTTGAGAGTTATTAATATTTTGCTAGGCAAACTGGCGACTTTAGCAAATGCCTTCAAGTCATTTACGGAATTAATTACCGGAAAGAAATCATCTGGCCAGACAGGTGCAAGTGGCGCAGGTCTTGTCGGAACAGATGCAATGGCTGACACAGCCGACCAATATGGAAATGCTGCCGACAATGCCGAAAAACTGGCGGATGCAACAAATGATACGGCAGACGCAACCAAGAAAGCTACTAAGGCAGCAAAAGGATATCTTAGTCCTTTGGATGAAATAAATAATTATTCAACGGACAAAAGTGCGGATTCATCATCAAAAGTACCGGGCACAACCGGCGGACTTGCGGGCAAAATGAAAGATGCTGTGCAAAACGTTGATTATGGAAAGATGGCAGAGGGTGAGACAGTTCTTGATAAGATTAGTGATTCGGCAAAGAAGCTTGCAGATTTGCTCAAAAAACTTTGGAAGCCATTTCAGGATGCTTGGAGAAAAGAGGGTAAGAACACTATTAATGCGGCACAGATAGCCTTGTCTGGAATCGCAAAGCTCGCTAAGAGTGTAGGCAAAAGCCTTGCGGAAGTCTGGACGAATGGTACTGGCACAACGATGTTGGAAACCATGCTTCGGATTGCTCAGAATGTCCTTATAACAATAGGAAACATTGCATCTGGTTTCGCTGACGCATGGAACAAGAATAATGTCGGAACGCAGATTATTCAGAACATTGCAGATGCCCTTGTAGTGGTCATGCAGTTCATTGAGAGGATTGCCGCAGATACAGCAACATGGGCGGCAAACTTAGATTTCTATCCGCTGTTGGAATCTATCAGTAATCTGACAAGTGCATTCGCACCAATTCTGGAATCCATTGGAAACGTTCTTGAATGGATTTACAATAACATCGTTCTTCCGATGTTGAAATGGGTTATTGAGGTAGGACTTCCGACAGTGATTAATTTAGTCGCAAAAGTAGCAACTTTTCTTGCTGATCATCAGTCGATTGTTGAAGCGTTCGGCGCAGCCCTAATCGGAGCGTTCGCGGCAGCAAAGATTGCAGAATTAGCGTCGGGAGTTATCAAAAGTGTATCTGGAATAGCTACAGCCGCAAAAGGACTTATCGCGTTAATGACTGGTACTGGCGGGATCATGGGTGGAATCAAGGCCATTGCGACAGCAATCGGTACTGGCGGGATTTTCGTGATCGCAGTCGGTGCTGCTATAGCAATCGGAGTTTTGCTGTACAAAAACTGGGGCAAAATCAAAGAGGTCGCAGGTGCGGTATGGAGTTGGATTAAAGACAAGACCATAACATTTGTCAATGATATTGGCTCTAAACTTAAAAACCTTGCATCTAAAATTGTCACAATTTGGAACAATATTAAATCTAGCGCGCGTGAAAAGTGGTCTACTATCTGGTCGACAATAGAAAACTTGATTAGTAAAATCAGAGACGGAATTGTAGAAAAATTTACATCTGCAAAGAATAAAGTCGTTGAAATATTTGGAAGTATTAAAGATACGATTCGCAATATTCTGAATAAGGTCATTGGTATCGTGAATGGAGCAATTGGGACTGTAAACAGCGCAATTGGCGGAATTGAGTCTGCGTTTTCTTTTGGGCCATGGAGCGTACCTACACCATTCGGAACAAAGACCATCGGATTTCATGCGACATTTCCACGTATCGGAACTATCCCATATCTGGCCAGTGGTGCAGTTATTCCACCACGAAGCGAATTTCTTGCGGTATTAGGTGACCAGAAGAAAGGCAATAACCTGGAAGCACCGGAAAGCCTGTTGCGGCAGATTTTCCGGGAAGAGTCAGGGAAAGGACAGGGAGATGGAAATACCTACAATGTTACAGTTAATGCATCTGGCAGAAAACTGTTAGATATTATTATCAGTGAAGCTGAAATGAGAAGAAACCGAAACGGGAAGAACCCATTTGAGTTAGTATAAGGAGAAGAATATGACGCAGGAACAATTCAAAATAGACAACGTTGTTATAAGAGCACCGGACAGTTACAAGCCGGTGTTCGCAACCACTTCTACGGAAGATTCTAAGAGAAGTCAGGATTTAGTTATGCATAATTCTCCAATGGGGACAATTGGTGGGTATGACATGCAATGGGGCGAACTTACGTGGGTTGAAATAGCAACTATACTAAACACTGTACTTAACAAAAGTCAATTCACGTTCCACCACAAAGACCCGACTGTTCCGGGAAGATGGATAGACAGAACATTCTACGCATCAAATTTCAATATGGCGGCACAGACTTTGAAAGATGGAGAGGAAAAGTGGACGGATTTGTCTATTAATGTGAGGAGGATTGAGCCGATTTGATAAATGTATCTACCCAGTTAAAGAAAGAATCTCTTACAAACAGAAATTATTATGTGACAGCAAATGTTACATTGTCAAATGGTACAACTCTTAAGCTAGGCAAAAAAGACTTTTATCTGTCTGGAAATAGTCTCGTAGATTCAGCAGACTCTGGGGACTTCCCAGTGGGCGTGGCAATCGAAAAAACAGCAAGTCTGTCATTAGTGAATGACGATGGTCGTTTTGATAATTACAACTTTAACGGTGCAAGATTTGTCATTTTTCTTAATCTTCAGTTGTCTGACAAATTAGAAACTATTAAAAGAGGTACTTACATCGTATCGAAAAAGCCCGCGACAGCAAGCGAAATAAGTCTTTCTCTCTTAGATAAGATGCATAACGCTGATAAGGCATACGATTCTAATTTGTCTTTTCCTTGTACAGTTAAAGAGCTGCTCTCAGAATGCTGTCAGCAATGCGGAATCACTCTTGGAGATGCAATATTTCCAAATGCGGACTTTCAGATTCAGCAGTCGCCATCTAATGCGACATACCGTACAGTAATCGGAATGTGTGCCGGGATAGCCGGTGGAAATGCAAGAATCGACGAAAATGACTTACTCAGAATTATTACGTTTGACAAGAATTTCGTGAGTGCGTCTGCTGGTACTCTAAGTACAACCGACTACCACACATTGTCTTCAATTCAGAATCTGCAATATGATGTAGATGATATCATTGTGACAGGCGTTAAGTATGTAGAGGACGAGATTGAATATATGTCGGGTCAGGACGGCTATGTGATTACTATTGACAATCAGTTATTATCAGGCAATGCACAGGCAATCATTGAAGCTATCGGCAGTCAATTAATCGGCCTACGAATGAGACCTTTCTCTTGTGATGGAATTGCTAACGGATATGCTACTTTCGGCGATCCGGTTGAGTTTACTAACGTGAAAAAAAGCACTTTTAAATCATTTGCAACTAATGTAGAATTTACATTCGGCGGCTCAACATCATGGAGTTGTAGCGCAAAGAGCGCTGAAGAAGATGTAAGCGAGTTTATTGGTGAACAGCAAGTAGCAGTAGAGCAATCAAAGAAAGATACAGAAAAGAAACTATCTGCATATGACGTAAAGCTTAAACAGATGAATGAGCTTGCAGCAAACACACTGGGTTTCTTTTATACAGAGGAAAAGCAGGAAGATGGTTCTGTAATTGCGTATCGCCATGACAAACCTACACTTGCCGACTCTAAAGTAATCTATAAAACAGGCGTTGACGGCTTCTTCTTATCCATAGACGGTGGCCAAACTTGGAAAGCCGGATTTGACAGCAATGGCGATGCTGTGCTGAACATCCTTTACGCGATTGGCATCCAGTCAGAATGGATTAATACAAGAGGCTTCACAGCGAAAGACAATAACGGAGACGTGACACTGCGCGTTGACGCTGACACTGGACACGTGGACATTGTTGCGAATTCTTTTCAGCTCAAAGGGAAGACTATTCAAGAAATAGCCAAGGAATCCGCAAAAAATTACGTCGATTCAGTAGTAATAGATGGTATAGATGTAAGCACTCAATACTTTTACGCGTATGACCCCACGCTTGAGAATGTACCCGCATCTGAATGGACTGACGTAGATGCAAAAGATAAGCATCTTAACGATATTTTCTATAACACGATCACTAAGAAGATGTTCCGTTTTGCAAAGAACGATGACACTTATGGCTGGGAAAACTTTGATGATCCTGACATAAAAGTTGCGCTTGATGCTGCATCAACGGCACAAGATACTGCGGACGGGAAGCGACGAGTGTTTTTGGTCACACCTACGCCGCCATATGATGAGGGTGACATGTGGGTTACCTCTACCACTGATGGAAAAGGTGAAATAAAAATCTGCAAAACGTCCAGAAAATCCGGTGCATTTTCATCTGCTGACTGGATTAGCCCATCTTATGTGGATTCTGATGATGTGGATAATGCAATTAATGAGTATGATAATAGCCTGGGGCAGCCTGAAATATTCAATAAACTGACCAACAATGGGAAAAATAAAGGTATTTATATTCAGGACGGTGAACTGTATATAAATGCGAGTTACATCTTATCCGGCGTTCTGGCAGGAAAACTTATCAATGGTAAGGGTCTGAATGTCAAAGATAAAAATGGTCAGGTTACATTGAAAATTGATGATGATGGAAATGTTTACATTAAAGCAACTGAATTTTCTCTGGAAGGAAAAAATATCAGTGATGTTGTGGCGGCAGAATCTGGTAAATTCATGACTTTGAATGTGATCTTATCGAATGAATATCAGGGAATCCCAACAGATGAAGATGGGGATTATACTTCTTTTCCATCATGCAGCACTACTGTAAAGGTTCTCTATGGCTCAGAAGATGTTACAAAAACATCTATTATTCAATGGAGCGCATCAAGTGGGGTGTATGGTAGTTCTTCCGGGGAAACGTATACAGTTACCGGGTTAAGAGCAGATACAGGTACCGTAAAAGTTACTGTGACAAGAGGAAGCCTGACAGCAGAAAAGATATTTGCCATTGCAAAGCAGAAGCAAGGAATCCAAGGAATACAGGGACAGACTGGTGCCACTGGTGCTACAGGAAATGGCATTTCCTCTGTCACAACCTATTATCTCGCAACTTCCGAATCCAATTATGTATATACATATACAAGTGGATGGACAACTTCAGTACAAAGCCCAACAACAAGTGAGCCGTATCTGTGGTCATATCAGACAACTTACTACACAAACGGTACTTCCAGCAGCACAACGCCACATATCATTGGCGTGCGTGGTTCTAATGGGGAAGACGGTAAAGATGCAGGAGACTTGACACAGGAACAGATATTTAACATTCTGACAAATAATGGACAGACACAGGGGATTTATTTACAGAATGGAAAAGTATATATAAATGGATCATATATAAAATCTGACAGCATTACGGCGAGCAAGCTGAGCATTACTGATTTATATGCTATTGGAGCGAAGCTTGGTGGATGGACTGTTAATAGCACATATCTGCAATCAAGCAATGGTGCAATTAAACTATACGCATCTGGAAAGATTCAGATAGGAAATGCTACTTTAACATCAGAATCAAACGCTTTAGTAATACGAAAAGGACTAAAGATATATTGCGGGACAAGTAGTATTTCGGATGGAACAGACAGGATTCAGTTCTTTAATCTGCAACATGTAAGTTCTGGTGGACATATGGTATTTGCTTCCGATGGTTCAAGCGTGGCCTATTTGTCAAGTTCTTCAAAAAGATACAAAGATCATGTATCGAATATGACTATTGAGGAAGCAGAAAAGATTCTAAGTATACCTGTTATATGGTTCAAGTATAAAGAAGGCTATCTGGATCCTGCTGACTGGCTTAGTGGCAAAAAAATACCTGGATTCTATGCCGAAGATATTTACGATATTTTCCCGGAAGCAACACAGTTGAACGAAGCAGGAGAACCGGAAGACTGGAATTTCCGTGTAATGATTCCGGCAATGATGAAAGTTATTCAGGATCAGAATAAAAGAATTAATACATTGGAAGATACAGTGAGCGCATTGAACGAAAGACTGAACAAATTAGAAGAAATGCTGAAAGGAGTGGTTAAATAATGCTGATTGTAAAACAAGCAAATAAGGACGAATAATTCAGGGGATGAGTGATCATCCCTAATCCCTATTTTATCTGTGAAAGGAGACGGACATGGAAATAAGAGGAATAGATGTTTCAGCATGGCAAGGAGCAATCGACTGGGATACCGTAGCAAACTACGGAATGGACTTTGCAATACTCCGGATCACAGAAGCCGGAAACATGATTGATAGCTGCTTTGAGAAAAATTACTCCGGATGTCAGAAACATAACATTCCAACCGGAGTATATAAATACAGTTATGCCATGACAGTTGCGGAGATACAGAGCGAAGCCAGAAAAGTAGTGGAAGTTTTGAACGGGCGAAAACTGCAGTATCCGGTCTGGCTGGATCTGGAATGGAATAATCAGAGAATCATCGGAGCTGAACAGATTCATAAATTGGCAGAAGCATTCGAAAAGATTATCACGGCAGCGGGATATAAATTTGGTATTTATTGCAATATGGACTGGTACCTGGATGTAATTTGTAGCCATCTGAAAAAATATGATTTCTGGATAGCCTGTTATCCGGAATTAGATAATGGCACCTTACAGGAACGACTCCGGCCGGACTTTGGTGTGGGCTGGCAGTATTCCAGCAAAGCGAAGATACCAGGCATCAGTGGAACTGTAGGCAGAAATGTGTTCTATAAAGACTATGCAGAAAGCAAAAAGCAGGAGGGAGGAACAGACGTGGACAAGGCAATTGAAAAAGTTATTCTAATTGCGAAAAATGAAGAAGGCTATCTGGAGAAAAAGTCAAATAGTCAGCTTGATAGTAAAACAGCAAACGCAGGCTCTACAAACTTCACAAAATATTGGAGAGATGTTTTACCAGAATGGAATGGCTCATACTGGTGCGCCGTATTTATTGCCTGGTGCTTTATGAAAGCATTTGGACTGGAAACTGCAAAGAAACTTTTAAAACATTGGCCGTATGTGTATTGCCCAGATATGCAGAGATATTTCAAGTTGAACGCAAACCCAAAAGTCGGCGATATTGTCATATTCTGGAACAGTAAGAAAAAGGAGTTTGTACATACTGGACTTGTTACGGCGGTAATCGGAGATCGATTTTATACGATTGAGGGGAACACGTCAGGAGCTTCCGACGTTATTGCCAATGGCGGAGGTGTATGCGCAAAGAGCTATTTAAACAGTCAACTCCCAGGAACAAAATTCTGTACACCAGATTACAGTATTGTTAATGGAGAGACAAACAACACAAAGGAAAATAGTAACACAGTAACAGGAGGTAAATACATGTTTGAACCGGAAACAGTACAGTTAGGAAGCGCAGGAATATCCGTATTGCTTTTGCAGGAAATTCTTGTTGCAAGAGGATTCAAAGGAAGAAACAGCAAAGTTCTTGACCTTGACAGAGAAGCTGGGGACAATACTATTTATGCACTTAAAGCATACCAGAAATCAAGAAACGGAGCCTTGGAAGTAGATGGAGTATGCGGACCGGCAACATGGAAAGATTTAATTGCTATATAAAACATCCCGGGGTTAATTCCCCGGGAACTTTATTTATAAACATATTTTGTATCATTTCGGAAGTTTTAGACTATTATCGTTAGTCACACGTTAGTCACAAATAAAAATATTGTTTCCTAATATAATAGTGCCAAAAGCACTGTATTTACGGGCATTTGCGCAATTTTCTAAATTCTATTTGTTGGTCACAATTAATAAAATTAGAATAATGAAAATGAAATGTGGGAAATCCTTGTAAAATCGCTGAAAATGTTGATTTTAATAGGGTTTCCGGCATTTCGATAATGATATTTCGGTTGTTTTAAAAAGATTAAAATAGGTTCCGTTAGTCACAGTTAGTCACAAATGGAACTTTTATCTTTTCGATTTCTGTCCGAAGTTCCTCCAGTGTCCTGTGGCCGTACACCGCATTTGTAACATCTCCACCAAAAGAGTGGCCGAGCATTCGTTTTCGGTCGTTTTCCCGGACACCGTATTTTTCGCACAGTGTAGAAAAGGTGTGCCGACAATCGTGCGGCGTGTGCTTCGGATTGCCGACTATTCCTAAGCGCTCCAGTGTAGGATAGAACAACGCTTTTCTGTGATGCTGCTGAGTATACACGCATAGTTTTCCATCTTGTGTCAGTACTTTCTGTTCGACAAAATGATATATAGCGGGGTGTATCGGGACAATTCTGTTTTTACCGGCTTTTGTTTTGATTCCGCCTTGAAAGTATTTCTCTTCCAGGTTAGTTGTGAGTTTTAGCACTTCACCGATTCTCCAGCCAGAGTAACACATAATAAGGATGAGCTGCACTTCTGGATCGTTGGCATTATCCCATAAAGTTTGTAGCTCCTGATCAGAAAATGGCGTTCCATGTTCGGTGTCATTATCAGCATTGACATGGACATATAATGCCTTGTTTTCCGTTACGATTTCTGAGTAGACTGCATATTTGTACATCTGTTTGAACAGAGTCAAAATAGCCATCTGGCTTTGCTTTTTCAGCTTACAATCATCAATAACCTTTTGCATATCAGGAGCCTTTAAATCTTCGAATACGCGATTATGCAAAACAGTACAGTTTGTATAAGCTGTCCGATACGCTTCTTTTGAACTATATGACAGTTTTGTTCCCTCTGGGAACTTCCACGCGTAAAACTGCTTATATACCTCTGAGAACGTCAATTTCTTGATTTCCGGGTGTTTTCCTTCGACACCCTTGATTGTATTGTAGTCAGCAATCAAGCGACTTATAAGGGCGTCTATGTCTGTTGTAGGAGATACCTCAAGAGTCCGTTCCATGCCTGGTTGATACGTGCCGGCTTTGTATGCTGTCAGGACAGTGAAACCTTTTATCCAGTCATCTACGTAGCAGATTGCCGGCGGACGTTTTAGTTTGCCAGTAGCGTCCGGTGCAGCTGGTGGATGTACTGCGAAGCAGTTTCTCCGATTCTTGCCAAGATACCGAATAGAACCAAAGTTATTCGGCAGTTTTGGATATTTCTTTCTTTTCTTCGCCATTTTTATTCCTCTTTTCTTTATGTAGCTGTTTTTAGGTATAAAAATAACAGCCGAACAAATTTTCTGTCTTGCTCGACTGCTCCGAAGATGATACAATATGTTTTGCCAGAATATTACATTTCTTCGGAGATGTATAAACGCCGTCCCGGTACGCCAATGCCGGGGCGGTTTTTTATTTAGCTTTCAGCGTTTTGTACGAGTCTTTCAAGTTCGTCTCTATCCCAGAGAAGCACTTGGTCTTCTTCTGCCAGCTGTTTCGCAGAACGGGTAAAATACCTATTTGTCAGAACTGCTGCAACATGGCAATGATAGAACGTCTTTCCAGCAAATGCCTCCTGCACTGCTTTGTTTCCAATATTATTCGAATAGCACTTGCACTGTATCCCATATCGGATTCCGGCTTTCTCTGCCAGTATATCAATTCCCTGATCGCCACTTCCCTGTGTGACTTCTACATTATAAAAGCCATCATTGCGAAGCAGATCAGCACAATAGTATTCGAAATCGTGTCCCTCCATTGTGTCATAAACCGGAAGTTGTGGCTCCAGTACCGTGGGCGGATCAGGTATAACTTCTGATGTCCAAGTAGGAGCAGGAGTGTAGTTATCATGGCTGTATGATGGTGGAATAATTGGTTCAACGCCGTCAGAGTCAGTAGAATGTGTCCTGATAATGCTTGAAAAAGTGCCGAATATAGTAGAAATAATGGTACACGCAACAGCTATTAATATAGCACCGGGCACAAACATGACTATTCCCGCAAAGATTCCTGAACCTATTTCAACAGCATCCCGAGTGCTGCTATTTGCTAAACCAGTTACAGTAATAAGTGTCATAAATACAAGCCATAGGAATGTAAGAAATGCTGAAAGTTTGTGTTTTTTATAAAAGTCAAGTACGTGTTTCATATAGTCCTCTTAAAGTTTTACTTCGAATACCCGTCCACATTTCTTGCATCTGAATGTTTGTTTGCCCTTTGGCTTTGTGTTGACAAGAGTAAAAGGGTGTAATGGATTCAGGTTGAGAGTTGTTTTCTGGTTGCCCGACAGATATTCAACGTCAGTACTGCCGCATCCAAAAACGTGGGCATTTGATTTTCTTAGCCATATTGTTAATTCCCCGTTTGATTATTCTTGCGTATCTTTGCTGTACATGGTGAAAGAATCATTGAGGCTTTCCCAGTCAGCCTTATTTTCTGCATAAGTTGTTACGGTCTCTTCGCCAGTTGAGGAGTCTTTGACTGTGACTTTATAATCAACATCTTCTTCAGCTACCCCATTCACCTGCTGATACACTGGAGCTGTGAACAACGCAATATATCCAATGAAAAATTCAGATTGTGCAAGATTGGTAGATGCAAGATCAATTTCGAACTCGGTCATGGTGTCATTATATGTAATATCTTTAACGTTCGGATAATTGGTGTCGTCGTCCAGGATGTCTTTGATGTAATCGTCAAAATTGGATTTTACGGCCTTTTTCCATTCTTTTTGCTGCTTCTTTGTAAGAGTGTAAGTTGTAGAGCCATCCTCATTGACAACAGCTTCCTTTGATTCTGGTACTGATGAAGTATCATCATCTTCTTCAAATCCGTAGTTTGGGACAGTAACGGTAACGTCCTTCCCGCCTGCCAGAACCGGAATAGAAGAAGTCAAAGTAAATGTAGCAGTCAGGAACATTGCGACAGCCTTTTTCTTATTCATAGAATCGTTCCTCCTAATAGCTTTATTCGCCACACTTCGCACTTTTTATGCGGATTATGTGTTTTGTACCGCTGATTTTGCAATATTATGTAAAGTACGGTTAATCGTGGTATTTTTATTTTATCATTTTAAGAGCATATTGTAAAGATTTAAGACGAAATAGAGTGATTTAGATGAAAAAGAAATGTTTTTTTCTACAAAATAGTGAGAGTTCATGTGTATCATTGGCAGTTGCCAAGAGTCGGGATAGGTGGTATAATAGCAAAACGAACTAATGTTCGGTTCTATTTTCCACAGCCGAACATATACTGTAGTGTAGGTGGTAGTTGCGACAGGGAGGGTTATTTATGGATTATAAGAAAGAGATTATTGAACTAATAGAAAATATACATAGCGAAAAATTTATGAAGTTTTTATACAACATGATTATTTCGTTCAAGAAACAATGGGGGTATTAAGAAAGCAGGGAATTAATCCCTGCCTTTTTTATGAAGAAATTCAATCATGTCGAAAACGCTTTTCTTATCAGATTCGCTTAATTCAATCAGCAACTTAACATGTTCAACGATGTTTGGATTTGACATCATCTTTGGAATAAAATCCGTGTTTGTTTCCAAATTCTCTTCCCATCCCATTAGGTAAGCGGGCGTTGTGCTAAGTGCTTTCGCTAACTTATCTATGTATTCAGCAGGAACTTTATCAATATCACCCTTTTCATATCTAAATATAGTTGATCTTGAAACTCCTAATTTCTCAGCCAACTCATCAGCACTCATATTAAGCTGCTTTCTTCTTTTTTTCATTTGTTCACCAGTTTCCGACATTTTCCACACCTCCTTTCCTTGAAATTATAATACCACAAGTGATGCAAATATGCAACAAAAATAATTGCAAAAATGCGATTTTTAGTATTGACAAATGCGACTGCAAGAGGTAATATATAATCACAAAGTCGCAATAATGCTACTGGAAAGGAGGTAAAACTTGTGATTGTAAATATAGCAAGACTTAAAGGTAAAATTGTTGAGCATGGAAATACGCAAGAAGCTGTTGCAAGCGCAATTGGTATGGACAGAAGTACTTTTTACCGCAAGCTGAAAGACGGCGGCGAGAAGTTTACAATCGGTGAAATTCACGGAATTGTAAACGCAGTTCCTTTAAGTAGGGATGAAGCAATAGACATTTTTTTTACACAGCAGTCGCAATAATGCTACTGGAAAGGAGAATAAATGGATGCATTACAATTTAACAAAGCCGTCAGTCAACACTGCAAAGAATCTGGTGGAGACTGTTGCAAATGTGACCTACGGCTTTACTGTTACCTATCGCCAAGTGAGCGACCAGATGAGTTAGTGAGCCTGGTTATTGATTTTTTGCATAACCACATTGAAAACCATGGTCATTATACCCATCACAGTGCGGCTTCATTTCCGTGTATTGATGATATGGACATGAGCACCGCAGTAGGCGGCGACCGTTATCAGAAACCTCATACTCTTCATAAACAGTCACGTGTTTGTGAATCTTGTGGCAATGATACAGTCGTGTAATTGTTTCAACCATATAATTCCCCTTTCGTTATACTCGGCATGTCGGTGCCTGTAAATGCATTATAGGTAGAGGGGAAAGAAAATACAATAGGTATAGCATGAAAGGGAGTGAGTATATATCAAAAAGAAATTATTAATTATTCCAATAGTTGCAGGGATTGTTTTTCTCTCTGGTTGTAAAGGGAAACTGAAAGAGGGAGAAATTTACAATAAAGAATTTATTCCTGCGCATACAGAAACAGTTCTAATCTCTACGGTTCATACTAATGGAAAGACGTCATATACAACTGTAATGCCTTATGTGTATTACTATTCGGATTCTTATGAAATAGATATTCGTGATTACAATGAGGAAGAAAAAGAATATGACACAGCTACTTATTATGTAACAGAGGAAGTATATAACCAATGTGAGATTGGAGGTATTTTTAAATATGAAAAAGGTCGGGATTTTAACGAGATTCCATATACTCGTGAAGAAGCAGATTCTGACCAGAAAGGAAACGAGAAAGGAGCATAAATGAACGAATTACAGATTTTTAATTCAGGAGAGTTCGGAGAAATTCGAACAATAGAAATTGACGGGAAACCGTATTTTGTTGGAGCTGACGTTGCGAAAGCACTTGGTTACAAGGACACGGTTAATGCACTTAAACAGCATTGCCGTGGGGTGGTAAAACACCACCTCACAGATTCTCTCGGCAGGAATCAGGAAGCAAGTTTCATAACAGAGGGAGATTTGTACCGCTTGATTATGAAATCGAAACTTCCATCAGCAGAGAAATTCGAATCATGGGTTATGGATGAAGTTCTTCCGACAATCAGAAAGACAGGCTCATACCGGAAACCACTGACGACAGTTGAACAGATACAGGTTATTGCGACAGGATTCTTAGATCACGAAGAACGGCTTAACAGACTTGAAAACACCATGACTATTGACTATGCACAGCAGGAAGCTATTAGGGACTTAGTGTCAAGTGTCGTAATTGCTCACCTTGGTGGGAAAGAATCAAATGCTTACAAGGAAATTGGCAAGAAAGTATTTGCTGAATGCAACAGGGATATAAAGACTTACTTCACAGTAAATGCCCGCAATAACATTCCTAAGCTGAGATTTGAAGAATCTATGGAATATGTCAGAAATTGGCATCCATGCACCAATACAGTAATGATGATACGTGACTGTAACGCTCAAATGAGTATCAGTTAGAAAAGAGGTTTATATGAGTGCAGTTGATAATTACGTAGAGCAGAATGCACAGATTCATCAGTTCGCCGCAGAGGTTGCGAGAATTATATCAGGCATTCCACAGATGCCGGAGTTCTCTTCAGAGAATATGACTGTAGCCGATGCGAGTCAGCTGATCGGACTTCCTATTACAGCAATCCGGGCAGGGATTGTGTACGGATGGTTGCCGATTGGCGTGGCTGTGCAGAATAACAAGCCAGCAAAAAACCTTTCCGGTGGACGAATCACATACATCATAAGCCCCAGGAAAGTCTATGAAGTAACTGGTCATGTCTGGAAAGGCAAAGAGGCTCTCAATAAGTGAGTGCCCCGGAGGGAGCTAGCACCTCCACCCCGGAGCTTTGCACCCACTAAAGCACCTTAGTGGATAGATACATTATAGTTCTCTATCTGCTAATTGTAAAGACAAATAAGAAAAAATAAGGAGAAATTAGCTAGATATGAGTGAAATTAGAAACGAAAATCAGCCAACATGGGCTGACATCGAAGTAGCACTTGCGACTGAAATTGTCGAAGAAAGTAAGAAGAAATCAAGAAAATGGTTCACGGCATGGATTGTGACAGCCGCCGCACTGGTGGCAAGCAACCTTGCGTGGATTGCAGGAGAAATGAAATAAAATGAAAGAATATATGTTGATCGCCGTATGCATGCTCGCCGGGAAATATGTGGATATACCTATCTGGCTGAACATCTTCTTTGGCATCTCGGCAGCATGGGCGGTGCGCCAGATGAAAGCAGACTGGTAAGAAATAAGGAGGATAAGAAGATGTTTGAGAAAGAGATTGATGAAATTTATGAACTTTGTAAAAGAGTTGTGAACGAAGTTCCGGCAGCAAATATCACCTTTGATTTTTCGGGCTACGGTTTGGGAGTAAGAGGGGTTAAAAGGGAAGAAGATGTTCTCCTTCTCAAAGACAAATTTAAATGGGATTTGTATCAAAACGTATCTTTTAACCCATTTTATGAGAAAGAAAGTCGTGAAAGCCTCAGAATAATCAAAGCTTTCCTGTTGGAGCTTCTGATAGATGGGAAGTGTCCAAATGAGTAAACAGATAGCAATTATGAAACTTCTTCCCAGTCTGGAGATAGCGGGATGTATCAATGAACTGCTCAGAGAACTCCAATCCAGAGGTGATTACATTCTGGATTATGAAAACTGTGATATGTCTCTGGACCATATCGAATGCCATGAGACGGATACATTGTATTGTTTCTTTAAAAGAGAGGAGAAAAGATAATGAAATTGTACGAAATTGATAACGCAATTATGGATTGCGTAGACATGGAAACAGGAGAAATCATTGACATTGAGAGACTTTCTGCTCTTCAGATGGAAAGGGACCAGAAGATTGAGGGTATCGGTTGTTGGATTAAAAATCTTCTGTCAGATGCAAAAGCCTTAAAAGAAGAAAAAGATAACCTTGCAGTGCGTCAAAAAGTTGCTGAGAACAAAGCAGCTTCATTAAAAGAATTTCTTTCAAAATATCTGGACGGTGAGAAATTTAAGACTGCAAAGGTATCAATTTCTTACAGAAAAAGTGATTCTGTAGATATTTCAGCGAATGCAACTGTTCCTGAGGAATTTCTTAAATATGCAGAGCCTACACCTGACAAAATCGGATTGAAAGCGGCATTGAAAGCTGGAAAAGAATTTCCGGGAATTTCACTGAAAACTTCTCAGAATATTCAGATTAAGTAGGAGGACGCTATGAGTGATTTTGAAATCCGCATTCCAGCAAGGAAGAAACAGCCAGCAACTGACAAGGATAACCCGGTTGTAAAAGTATCAACAGGTGCTTATAACGCACTGGTTGAAATCTATAATGAATCAACCTTATCAATGAAAGATATTGCAAGCTTGCTGATTATTGAGGGAAGCAAACATGTGGTTTATGACAAGGAGGAATAGAAGTGAATATATATGAGAAGTTAGGTATTATTCAGTCAAAGCTGAAAGCCCCTAAAGGGCAGTACAATTCCTTCGGGAAATACAAATACAGAAGTTGTGAAGATATTCTGGAAGCTGTAAAGCCACTTCTGGCAGAAACAAAGACCGTGTTAAGTGTCACAGATCGGATGGAAGTTGTTGGTGACAGAATATATGTCAGAGCAGAAGCTCATCTGAACGACTGTGAAGATACCGGCGAGATTACAACTGTTGCTTACGCAAGGGAAGAAGAGTCTAAGAAAGGTATGGATTCTTCACAGGTGACAGGCGCAGCTTCGTCTTATGCCAGAAAATACGCTTTAAATGGACTGTTCTGTATTGATGATAATAAAGACAGTGATTCTACTAATACAGGAGAGAAAGAAAAAACGTCCGGCAGGAAAGCAGAATCGGCAAAAGAAACCGAGATGATTAGTTCTGAGACTACTATGTCAATTAAAAACATTATTGATAAGTACCCGGAAGCTAAGCTTTTGGAACAGATTAAAACTCGTTTTAAGGTAAACGATATTAAGTCTCTTACCAAGGAAAAAGGTCAGAAATGTCTGAAGATGTTAATTGACTATGACAAACAGCATACAGAAAAGGAGCAGCAACATGAATAAAGTAATTCTTACAGGAAGATTTACACGTGATCCAGAAATCAAGTACACCAACGATGGAACATCTATTGCAAGGTTTTCTATTACAGTAAACAGAAGATTCGTGAAAGAGGATTCTGATCAGAAAGCAGATTTTTTGAATTGTATCGCTTTCGGAAAGTCGGCAGAATTTATCGAGAAATATTTTTCTAAAGGAATGAAAGCGGATTTATCCGGGAGAATCCAGACCGGCAGTTACACTAATCGTGATGGACAGAAGGTATACACGACAGACATTGTCGTGGAAGAAATTGAGTTTGGTGAAAGCAAAGGTTCTAACCAGAGTCAGCAGAAGTCAGAGACGCCGCGTCCAGAAACAGATCCGGATGGTTTTATGAGTATTCCAGATGGAATTGACGAGGAGATGCCGTTCGCATGATACAAATTGACAGTAGAGAACATCAAAAAGTTATTGATGGCATTAAGAAAGCATTTGATGCAGCAGGAGAAAAATGGTTCGTGTCGAAGCTCTACGTCGGGGATTACATGAATTATGACAACCCTCGACTGGTTGTTGACCGAAAGCAAAATCTTTCTGAATTATGTGGAAATGTATGCCAACAGCATGAAAGATTCCGCACTGAGATCATCCGGGCAAACGAAGCAGGAATAAAACTTGTGTTCCTGTGCGAACACGGAAAAGGGATTGAAAAACTGGATGATGTTCTCTGGTGGGAGAATCCCCGGGCAAAGAAAAGAGTTAAAAAGAATGGCATCTGGGTGGAGCAGGAGCAGAAAGTCATGCATGGAGATGTCTTGTATAAGATTCTCTGCACGATGCAACGCAAGTATGGTGTTGAATTTCTGTTTTGCGACAAGAAAGACACCGGAAAAAGAATTTTGGAGATTCTGTCAAATGGATAAAGAAACAATTAAACAGCAGAATAGCATGAGGGACGTTCTAAGCAGATATGGCATGGTTCCAAACAGAGCAGGATTTGTTCGGTGTCCATTTCACGCCGGAGATCGTACTGCATCCATGAAAATCTACAAAGACAGCTATTATTGTTTCGGTTGTGGTGCGACTGGTGACATATTTACATTCGTTCAGAACATGGATAATTGCGATTTTAAGACAGCTTTTACCATACTTGGGGGAACTTACCATAAACCAGATTTCTCTTCCAGAATGGCAATATATCACCATCAGAAACAGATGGAAATGCGGCAGAAGGAAGAACAGAAGAAAAGGGCCGAGTTGCAAGAATGCTTGTCTGATATAGATTTCTACCGGGCTATTCTTGACAGGGTGAAGCCGTTGTCTGACGGATGGTGTGAAACGTGGAACAGGTTGCAACTTGCACTATATCATCATGGATTCATAACGGGACTGGAAGAAGGTGATTAAAAGTGGAAATGATAAACAAGCTCACGAAGGATTCTATTCTGGATGAAGAAGTGTTTGGTGAGATATTCAGTCAGGAAGATGAGATACGCAAGGCACGTCTTACGCTGACTCTTCTGGATAGAGCCAAGGAGCTTGGCGTAAAGAAAAAATTTGAGGATTTGCTTAAAGCCTACACGAAAGTACAGAAGCAGATGATTGAGAAAGAGAAAAGTAATAGGACGTTGTCTATGCTGGACCAGTGGACTAATTTCTCTGATTGTGAATATGACAGGATGAAATGTCTCAACTGGGTGGCGGACGATGATGGAATCAGAATATCAAACACAAATCCAGGATCGCCGGATATTATAGCTTGCTATCATCCTATTCTTCCGATCGAACGAATGAAGAATCTGGAAACCGGAGAAGAACAGATAAAGCTAATCTATAAGAGAAATAATAAATGGTCTGAGGTTATTGTGCCGAAAACCATGGTTGCATCATCTACTAAAATCGTTGGCTTGTCTGCACTTGGGATTTCAGTGACATCTGAGAATGCGAAGTTTCTTGTACGGTATCTGTCAGATGTTGAGAATGCAAATGACGATTATATCAATATTCAGTATTCCTCCAGCAAAATTGGGTGGATTAGGGATTATTTTCTTCCATATGACAAGGATATTGTGTTCGATGGAGATATGAGGTTCCGACAGCTGTATGAAAGCATCAGTGTAGGTGGCAGCAGAACAGAATGGTATGAGCACGTGAAGAAGGTTCGTGCTACTGGAAGAATAGAACCTAAAATCATGTTAGCTGCAAGTTTCGCTAGTATTCTAATCAAACTGGTCGGTGCCCTTCCATTTTTCGTAGACCTCTGGGGAGAAACTGAGGGTGGTAAGACTGTGACGCTTATGTTAGGAGCTTCCGTATGGGCAAATCCAGGCGAATCAAGGTACATAGGAGACTTCAAGACAACAGATGTGGCTCTGGAAGCAAAGTCCGATATGCTCAACAATCTTCCACTAATTCTAGATGATACTTCCAAGGTATCTGCCAAGATTAGGGATAACTTTGAGGGTATAGTGTACGACTTGTGCTCCGGCAAAGGAAAAAGTCGTTCTAACAAAGAACTGGGTGTCAACCGGGAAAATCGCTGGCAGAACTGCATTCTGACCAATGGTGAACGTCCGCTTGCAGGATATGTCAGCCAAGGTGGAGCAATTAACCGAATTATTGAGGTTGAGTGTTCCGAAAAGATATTTGATGATCCACAGCTTACCGCAGATACCCTTAAAAAGAACTACGGATATGCAGGAATCGACTTTGTGAATGCAGTCAAGGAAATGTCCATTGATGATATAAAATCCCTGCAAAAGCACTATCAGGGGCTTATGCAGGACGATGACAAGATGCAGAAGCAGAGCATATCTATGAGTATCATTCTGGCAGCAGATAAGATTGCAACAGATCAGCTATTCCATGATGGTCAGTACATTGACATTGAAACTGCAAAGAGTCTCCTGACAGAGAAAGAAATGGTGTCTGAAAATGAACGCGCTTACTGGTTCGTGGTTGACAAGATTGCTATGAACGGAATTAAGTTCGATGATAACCCAGATATCAAAACAGAAAGATGGGGAATTATTGACAATGACCCGGTAGAGAAGACATCAACCGCAATAATTTATAGCGCAGCGTTTGATGATCTGTGCAAAATTGGAAGATTCTCCAGAAAGGCATTCTTGTCATGGGCTGTCAAGAAGGGACTTGTAGAAACCGACAGCAGAGGCTATCCGACCAAAGCGAAGAAACTGGACGGAATTGTCACTAAATGCGTGTTCTTGAAAATTGTAGACGAAATTCCAAAAGGATTCGTGAATTGCAATGATAATTTTGAGATTACGGACGATATTGTGTTTGATTAATAAACAATTAGTCCAAAAGGTAACCGGGTAACCTAGGTAACCTTTGATTCTGCATATATATATACGAGTATTTATATGTGCATATTGAGTATAAAAGTTCCCCTATATGAGAAAGTCAGGGTTACTCGGTTACTCGGTTACCTACCTGTAAAATCAATGGTTTACACGAATTAGTACGGTTACGTCTCGGTTACTGTGGGTTACTTATATTATACACTTATTATATATATAATATAAATAATTTTTAAAAATTAATAGAGCGTATACAGTGTACAGTATATTGTATACAAAAAGGATGTGAGGAATTGAAAGTAGAAGCTAAGGATATTCCAATTATACAAAGGTTTATGACAGAATTCTGGAAAGTTATAAAGGAGTTCTATCAGGTGGAGCTTACGGACGACTATTCTAAACAGGCTTGTGACAAATGTATGGACCTAGGAGAGTTGGCAGGAACATGTCCTGATCAAAATGATAAAAGGTTTATGTTGGACTGCATAAATGCCTATTATAAACTTCTTGATTCTAAACAGAGAGGATTGATAAAGAATGTACAACACGAAGAATAGATACGAACAGGAACAGGCTCTCAGAAAAGAAATATATATGTATATCGTCAGTTATATCAAACTGGTTGGATATGCACCGTCAATTACAGAGATTTCTGAAAGGGTGGATGCCGGGAGAGTTACGGTCTGGAGGCATATCAATAATCTGGTTGATGATGGTTTGCTCAAGACAAATCATCCCAGTACCGACAGGGCATATACTCCGGCTGGGTACGGAATAAGAAAGATAAGTAAGGAGACAAGATGAAACTTTATGACATTGTTACAGCAGATGGTACATTCGTCGACAGCATGAGCCGAATAGAGATTTTGGAACGGTTCGGGATTTCTAAAGGAGTCTTTCAAAGATATCTGGATAACGGTGATCTGTTGGAGGGAAAATATCAGATAAATGATTATGACTGTGACATAAAAGCAAGGAAATGTAAGGACAGGGAATTATTCTTACAGTTTGACATTCTGACTCAGAAGATAAGGAGGGCTGTTGGATGGGAAAACTAAAAAAGCGTGGAGGTCTAACACAATGAATAAAATGCGTGAATATGAACGGGGCAGGGAGGACGGGCTTGACCTTGCCAGACGAATTGTTCAGCGAGGCGGGCTTGAAGCCCTCGAACAAGAATGTAAGTTTCGGGGAGTGACCGGGGTACATACCTCTCTGGCAGTAAAAGACCTTGATAAAGCATCAGAAAAAATAAAAGAGGTTATAGCGGATTCATTTGTAATATTGTCAATTGCCGTTCTGCATGATGATTTCGGTTTTGGCGAGAAGCGCTGTCAGAGATTCAGAAATGGACTTGACCGGGCTGCTGATTATATCAATGACGGTCTGGCGGAATAGATTAATTACGTAAACGCTATTAAAGAAGAGTTAGGGATTGTATTAAAGAATCCTGGAGAATAACGGACAGGTAGCGTTTGGATAGGAGAAATAAATGGATTTAGAACAAAAAGCAATTGAGAGAATTCGACTTGCATCTGATCTCTCGTTGAAACATTACGGAAAGCCTCTTGTATGCACATATTCCGGCGGGAAAGATTCTGACGTGATGCTAGAACTCTTTCGTAGGGGGGGCATACCATTTGAGGTACACAATAGTCACACCACGGCAGATGCACCGCAAACTGTACGGCACATACGAAATGTATTTAAAAGTTTGGAAGAAAAAGGAATTAAATGCGAAATAGAAATGCCGAAGTATAAAGGCGAACATATCACGATGTGGAAATTAATTCCATTAAAATTGATGCCACCAACAAGGCAAGTTCGCTACTGCTGTCAAGTTCTTAAAGAAACAGGGGGCACAAATAGATATATTGCTACTGGTGTGAGATGGGCTGAAAGCAGGCAGAGAAAAGAAAGAGAAGAATTTGAAAAAATTGGTGCGACAAAGGCAACTAAAGAAAAATTCACATCAATTATGTTAATGAGTGACAACGATGTCAATCGCAGAATGAATGAACTTTGTATGCAGAAAAACAAAATGGTTGTCAATCCCATCATTGACTGGAAGGATTCTGATATATGGGAATTTATCAATTCAGAGCATATAGAAACTTGTGATTTGTACAAATGTGGATATGATCGTGTTGGCTGTATTGGCTGTCCTATGGCCGGGAAAAAGAGGTGTAAAGAATTTGCAGATTTTCCTAAGTACAAACAGTCTTATATTAGAGCTTTTGAAAGAATGTTAGATGCTCGAAAAGAAAAAGAATTAGAAACTCAATGGGAGACCGGAGAGGATGTATTTAGATGGTGGATGAACGACAACAATTTAGATGGTCAGATGGAATTATCTGATTTTATTGAGTATTGAAATCATGGAGGACTGCACAATAGCGTGTCAGTTGCTTACATGGGGAAAGTGAGGATAACAATGAAATTCAAAAATAACGCGAAGCACAAAGAAGAACCCCAAAATGGGAGTATTTTTACATTAAAATATAATTCTTTAGGAATTAGTATCCACAAATATGTCGGCTGTGGAGATGCACTATTTCTCAACAGCAAGGCACTGAACATTGATAACTACGATCTTGAGACAGAGGATTTTAAGGAAGCTGTCAACAAAGCGAAAGAAGTTGTCATGCGTGAAGTTAAGAAAATCAGAGAAGATGCTTACAGATTCTATTCAGACAGTAACATTGAATTTGATAGATATTAGGATGACGAAAAATGAGCTACTGTGACGGAACCTGTAAGTATCTGAATACAAGAAAACACAAATGCGAATTGACAGGAGAAAAACTCACATACATGAAACAGAGTTGTGGAATCGAGTATTCAGTGTATGAACACAGAGGATTCTGTGAGAAAGATAAGGAGGACGCGAAATGAAATTATTTAAAACAGTAGATGAGAAATTAGCGGAAATTGGATTTGTAAAAGAAGAAGAAGACAAGTATGGGTGCGTGTATAAAAGAAAAGATAAGGAATATAATTTTACGCAAAAAGTCTTCATTGGACACAAAAAATCTGGTGGACATATTTTGCATTCATATGATCCAGATTTAGGAGATGATAAAGGGATTGGAAATACTTGTGTTGGTCTTACAGAATATGAAATGAAATTATTTCTCAAAAAGATGAAGCGGATGAAAATGTATTCTGGAAAGAAAGTAAGCATCAAATAATATAATGAAATTGGAATTTCAAAGGAGGAAATGTATGTTAATCAGAAGTCAGGATAAAACAGCGCTGGTAAAGTTCGAAAATATTGTAATAAGCACAGAACTTCCAGATTCATTAAAAGTTATATGCTGGAGTTTGCAGGACACGCAAAGAAATGGAGGATATTTTATTTTAGGAGAATATTCCACCAAAGCAAAAGCCATGAAGGCACTGGATATGATTCAGGAAGCATATGCGGACGCAGAGTTAATTCCAATGACAGTTCCGAATATCGGAAAGATGTTCGCAAAAGCATCGGCATCAAAAGAAAATGTACTTTTGGCTGAAGCTGTTGGAAAAGCACTTATGAAGAAAATGGTCTTTCAGATGCCAGAAGATAGTGAGGTGGAAGAATGAGTGATAAAAGCAAAATTTACAATTACATAAAAAGGACGATAAATCCCTATGGAAAACCTTTCAAGGGAACTGCTTATGAGTTTGGACTTAAGATCATGGGTTTCATTGAAAATATGGATGACGAGAAAGAAAATGGTTGGATTCCTGTTGATGAGAGATTGCCAGATCCGGATAAATATATTGCCATATTACTTGATAACTGCGATATTCCGGCAATTGGAAGATATACGGTTGATGATGAAGGTGGAGGCACATTCAGAGTCGGAGACCAGGATGAAAGTTTTCTTGAACTTAATTTATTCGTCGATGCCTGGATGCCGCTTCCAAAGCGCTATGAGGAGGACAAGATAATGGATGTAACAATCAAGTTCGTGAAAGGAGATGAAGTTGAATGAAATATCCAGAAGAGATGTATATTGATAGCCAGATATTTGCAGGAGACATGGATGCTTCAGAATCCAATTTGACAGAAAAAGTCGTAAAAATAAGATCTTCTCATTTATGCTGCGTATGTGAAAAACAGGTACCTAAAGGCGAAAGAATGTTGAATCAAAAAGCAATAGTAGAAGGACAAGGTTGGCGCAGTTGCTATATCTGCCTACCATGTGTTGAAAATTGGTTAGAAGAATCAGGACAAGTAGAGGATGGTGGAATTGAATGAGAGAAATTCTTTTTAAGGCAAAGAGAGTCAAAAATGGAGAATGGATAGAAGGGAGCCTCATAGATTTGGATATTGACAGCGGATATTGCTATATCGTTCCACCGTATAAAGGAGCGAGTACATTGCCAATCAACTTTTTGATAACAGACGGAATGAAATTGGTTATTCCAGAAACCCTCTGCCAGTTCACAGGGCTTTGCGACAAGAATAGGAAGAAAATTTGGGAAAATGATATTCTGATGGCGCACTTGGACGAATCCTACCCAGAGGATGCGACATATGAAACTGTTGAATGGGGCATTGCAGGTTGGGCAGTACATGAAACCGGTAGCGTAGATAGAGAATATCTCGATGAGTTTGATCTTGAACATTATGAAGTAGTTGGAAATATTTTCGACAATAAAGAATTATTACAGGAGGAACATAAATGAGTAGTGCAAGCGCAAGATTCGGAACAAAAGCATATGTATGTGCAAGATACTTTCTTAGACCCGGAAGTGTTTCAAATACATCGACCAGCGTGGTGAAGATATCACAGAACACGTATATGAGGTCATGGCATTATATCCGTACTGTGTTCTGTTAAGAGATACCAGAAACGGAGTCAGGACTTGCCCGGGGTATAATACTTTGAGCCTGATGCTGAGAGGAAGTGAAACATATGAGTAAAATGGTGTCCATTTATGGACTTACCAGAAAAAGATGATGGAGATTATCCAGCTAATATGTCTGATTCTAGCTTTGTGGAGGGCTGGAACCAGTGCATTGATGAGATTACAGGAGGTGAAGTAGATGATTGATCTGACAAATAAATGCGTATTAGTCAGAACACATGCAGAATATGAAAATATTCTGAAAGCAGCAAAGAAACAAGGATATAGATGGTACGGTGGAAAAGAAGCGTATCCATATCCTTTTGAAAAACAGCAGATCCCGGATATATTAAAGTTCTATAGCGATAAAGGACTAACAAGAAATGCCAGCCTTGAACCGGGATATGAATTAGTAGAAGCATCAGACGTAACTGAATATGAGAAGAAGCTCAAAGATGCTATAAGCCTTGTCAGAACATTAACTAAATACTCAGACAGAACAGCATTGACGAACTCATTTATTAAGTCCTTGAAGCTACTTGCAGATACCGTAGAAAGCCAGATGGAAGAGGTGAAGTAGATGAAGAGATTAACAAAAAGATACAAAGATCCTATTGCGAACACAGTTTTAATCAAGGAATGTGGGGATAAACTTTGCAAAAATATTTGTGACGATATTGAATATGATTGTAGCAAATGTGGATTAGAGAAAGCTCTTGAAAAACTTGCTGATTATGAAGACTTAGAAGAACAGGGCTTGCTTGTGAGATTGCCGTGTAAAGTCGGAGATATTATTTATGTAGGCAGCGAAGCACTACCAATAGAGGACATGGAGTGCTATGAAGACACAGACAATGAGATTCCTTTATATTTTCAAGGTCGAGTTGTTTCACTCCGGTTTGCTCGAAGGAACTGGGTAAAGATTGCGGTTAAGGCGAAGTGGTTATATGAATGGATTGATGATGAGACCGGGCCGGAAAGTGGTTACATAGAGTGCGAGAAAAGTTTTTCAATCCCATTGTCAATGATTGGGGAAAATATATTCCTCACCCGTGAAGAAGCTGAGAAGAAGTTGGGGGAGGTGAAGGAATGAATGACAAACCTACACCAGACATAACGCCAAACCTTGCTATATCAGCATACCACGTGCTACAACAATATTGTACTGGACAGCCAGTGAATTGCAAAGGCTGCGGATTCTACGAACGCTGTCCAGAATGTTTTCAAGGCATACCATGTGACTGGAACTTGAATGAAGAGGGTGAAATAAATGAAGTTAAGAAAGGCAACGCTAACTGATTACGGAGTGCCGCCGGATGATATACCGACATTACAAAGCCACTTGCGGAACCTTAGCGAGAGCGATAAATACAATCTGTTACAGGTATCTATCAAATATGCACCCGGCATTGAATCGCAAATCTATGACAGCATTGTCAACAGTATCGGCTATCGAACGATGGAGAAGATCAGGACGGTTCCTGCAACGGAGAACGACTTCTATGGCTACAAACGCAAGGTCATGGCGGAATATTATCATCTGGCCAAATTAATTGGCAGGCTTTAAAAAAAACTTAAAAATTTATAAAAGTGGTAGAGAGCTACGTACGCCCTAGTATGGTATTATAGTATATATAACTATAACTATGCTAGGGCCAGTTGGAGGCGAATTCAACATGAATGTTCAAGAAATTAAATTAAAAGACATAAAACCGTATGGAAAGAACCCAAGAAAAAATGATAATGCAGTTCCTTACGTCGCTGAAAGCATAAAACAATTTGGCTTTAAAGTTCCGATTGTTATTGATAAGAACAACGTAATTGTCGCTGGACATACCCGATACAAAGCAGCGAGAAAGCTTGGATTTAAAAGCGTACCATGTATTATTGCCGATGATTTGACAGACGAACAGATAAAAGCTTTTCGTTTAGCCGACAACAAAGTATCTGAAAAGGCAGAATGGGATTTAGATTTACTGGATAGCGAAATTGAAGGAATATTCGATATTGATATGACCGATTTTGGCTTTGAGTTCGAATCAGAAGAACTAGAAGCCGAAGAAGATGAATACCAAGGAACCGTTCCAGAGGACCCTGTCACTCAAAAAGGTGATATGTGGAAGCTGGGGGAGCATCTACTTTTATGCGGAGATAGTACATGTATCACAGATGTCGAGAAACTAATGTATGAAGAAAAAGCTGATATGTGCTTCACTGATCCGCCTTATGGATATGAATATCAAAGCAATTTAAGGAAAAAGAGTAAGAAGTTTGACGTCATTGAAAACGATGATAAAATATTAGATTTTTTCCCAAGCATACAACTTGTGTGCAATGGTTTTATATTCATATGCACGACGTGGAAAGTATTAGATAAATGGATACCGCTATTTAAAAAATATCATGATTTAACGAATATGATTATCTGGAACAAAGGTGGAGGCGGAATTGGTGACTTGAAACATACTTTCAGCACTGACTACGAAGTTATACTATGTGCAAATAATGGCAAGGAAATAACTGGAAAAAGAATCGGTTCCGTATGGACTATAAAAAAAAGATTCTTCTTCTGAATACGTTCATCCTACGCAAAAGCCAATAAAGTTGTCAGAATTTGCAATAAGGAACACAACAGAGCGTGGAGATATTGTTCTTGATCTATTTGGAGGCTCAGGTTCCACATTAATTGCCTGTGAGCAAATGGACCGCAGATGCAGGATGGTGGAATACGATCCAGCTTATTGCGACGTGATAGTGGACAGATGGGAAAAATTCACAGGAAATAAAGCAAAATTAATCAGAGGGGTAGAAGGAAATGAATAGTAAATGGCGAATGAAAAAAACTTAAGACCCGGTAGTATGCAAAGCAAGAGCGAAGCTAGAGCAAATGGAAAAAAAGGCGGAATCGCCTCCGGACAGGCTCGCCGCAGGAAAAAAACCCTCTCTGAACTCGCGAAAATGATAGCTGACAATCCAGCGCCAGACAATGCTCGAGCAAAGCTCGCAAAAATGGGAATATCCGACGATGACGCAAACAACAACGCTGTTGTAGCAGCATCTATATACGCAAAAGCTATCAAAGGAAATATGCAGGCAGTAGACAAATGGGAACAGTTGGTAGCTGTATCAAAATCAGACGAAATCAAATATGAACTTCCTGCCAGAGTACTTGGTAAGGCATTCGTGGACATTAACCGACAGATTAAGCCCAACATTGAATATGTATTCGAGGGCGGGCGAGGTGGTCTGAAATCTTCATTCGTAGCTTTTAAGATTGTTGAGCTTATCAAGAATAATCCTCAGATGCACGCCTGCATCACAAGACAGGTGGCCGGTACTCTGAAAGATTCTGTATATGCTAACATGAAATGGGCTATCAACGAACTGGGACTGATGGAAGAATTTGAATGCAAGGTGTCACCACTTGAGATCAAGTATATTAAGACTGGACAGACAATATACTTCCGTGGTCTGGACGATGAAACCAAACTGAAATCCATTAAGCCGGAGTTTGGATATATTGGAATCCTCTGGAAAGAGGAAAAAGATCAAATGAAGGGAGACGCCCAGGAACGTTCTGTTAATCAGTCAGTGCTTCGTGGTGGCGATGAATCCTATGATTTTTCATCATATAACCCACCAAAATCAAAATCAAACTGGGTAAACAGGATTAAGCTCATGCCTAACCCGAAAAGAGTTATCCATCATTCGAGTTATCTGGAAGCCCCGGCGGAGTGGCTCGGACAGAAGTTTATTGACGATGCAGCACATCTGAAAGAAATCAATCCAGAAGCCTATGAGCATGAGTACCTAGGTGTCCCAAATGGTGACGGCGGAAACGTATTTGAATATTTGGAGATTAGAGATATTACAGATGAAGAAATCAGTCGCATGGACAAAATATTTCAGGGGTGTGACTGGGGATTTTTCCCTGACCCGTATGCTTTTATCCGTTTATATTACAATCATAACACTGAAAAGGTATATCTCATTGATGAAATTTACGAAAATAAATGGAGTAATAGGAAATCGGCAGACGAGATTCTAAAGAGAAAATACGATGATTATACTATTACTTGCGATTCTGCGGAGCCTAAATCAATCAATGATTATAGAGACTTTGGACTTCCAGCAAGGGGCGCAATAAAAGGACCTGGGAGTGTAGAATATTCTATGAAATGGCTTCAGACAAGGACTATCGTTATTGACCCTAAAAGAACGCCTAACGCTTATAAAGAGTTTTCAGAGTACGAATATGAAAGAGATAAAGATGGAAACGTTATAAGCGGATATCCTGATGAAAACAATCATTTAGTCGATGCTTGCAGATACGCAACAGAATCATTGTGGAGAAGAAGGGGTAACAATGCATAATGGGACTTATAACAACACTAAAAAGGTGGTTTAACATGATATTCAAAAAACAAGCCGAAAAGGATTTTAACATCCAGGTAGCAGAATTCCCAGAGATGGAATCACTGATTAATCGGTGTGCGAACATCTACAGAGGTGTACCAGAATGGTTAGATGATAAGAATAATATCAAAACGATTAATTTTGCGAAATCTGTCTGCTCAGAGACAGCACGGCTCGCAACATTGGCGATTGGTATTCAGATAGACGGTTCCACAAGAGCTACATGGCTTCAGGAGCAGATAGACAAAGTGTACTTCCAAATACGTCACTGGGTAGAATATGGCTGCGCCTACGGAACGGTATTCATTAAGCCAAACGGGGAGAGTCTTGACGTATTTACTCCGGCAGACGTGATGATTGTAGATTACGACAATCAGGAGATCAAGGGAATTATATTCAAGGACTCTTATACTGTTGGACGAAAATACTATACACGGCTTGAATATCATAGGTTTGTTGAGACCACAATAGATGGCGTGACAACTTATCCATATTATGTTTCTAATAGAGCCTATGTGTCAAAATCCCCTCAGTCAATCGGTGATAAAATCGACCTTAAACAGACCAAGTGGGCTGACCTCATGGCAGATACACCGCCGATTCTCAAGGCAAACAGTGAGAAGCTGGATGGACCATTATACGGAGTGCTTCGGACACCACAGGCGAACAATGTGGACATTAGCACACCACTTGGACTTCCGATATTTGCCGAAGCCATTGAAGAGTTGAAAGACCTCGACATTGCATACAGCCGTAATGCCGGAGAGATTTTCGATTCTCAGAAGATTGTTTTGGCAGACGATAGACTACTGATGCCAAGTGGTACGCCTGTATCAGCCATGTCACCACAGGGTATGGAAAACAGACGGAATGAGATGAGATTACCGCACTTTGTCAAGAATGTATTCGGACAGGACGAAAAAGAATTCTATCAGGAAATCAATCCACAACTCAACACAGATACCCGTATAGCCGGCATAAATGCCCTTTTAAGCCAGTTAGGGTACAAGATTGGATTCTCTAACGGATACTTTGTTTTCAACGAATCTAGCGGCATTCAGACGGCTACAGGAGTAGAAGCAGAACAGCAGAGGACGGTACAGTTTATTAAAGACGTTCGTGACAAATTGGAAGCCTGTCTGGACGAAGTTATTTACGCACTGAATGTTTACGCTGACCTGTACGGACTTGCGCCTGTCGGAGCCTATGAAGTCAATTATGATTTCGGAGACATTCTTTATGTCAGAGAAAACGACCGTGCAAGATGGTGGCAGTATGTGACTACTGGCAAGGTTCCGGCATGGCTGTATTTTGTGAAGTTTGAGGGAATGACTGAGGAAGAAGCGAAAGCAATGGTCGAAGAAGCTCAGCCAGACGAGCCAACATTGTTCGGAGAGGAGTAAATAGATCATGAATAACATTACAACGGCAATTTTTGATACCGGAACAAAATATACCAACGTCGTGGGTCTGTGGCAGTACGACTACGGGCAAATCCTTCGAATTGCCGGACTAAACATGCCAAAGACCGTAGAAATACATTTTTCGTTGAACGAAACCTACGGAAGCTCAGTGACGCGTATCGGAATTACGAAAGATAGAATAACTGACGTTTCCATACCGGATTCCATGCTGGAGAATGAAAACGCTAAACAGAATTATAATGTCTACGCATTCATCTTTTTAACAGATGAAAATTCCGGAAACACCGAGTACCGCATCAAAATTCCAGTTAAAGCACGCCCGAAGCCAGAGGCTGTCGGTGGCACTGGAGAGACAACATTGGAAAACATCATGTCGGCGGTCAATCAGATTGCAGACGGGAAAGCAGACAATCTGGATTATAAGAATAATGTCCTCAGGCTGCTGTCCGGGGAAACAGAATTATCCAGAGTAATCATCAGGGGCAGCTCTGGCAGCGGAGCAGATGCAAGAGAGATCGAACTACGGAAATCAGCAACAGCAATCCAGTGGCGCTATACAGGAGACGAAACGTGGAATGATCTTGTCACCCTGGCAGAGATTACAGGAGCGCAAGGCGAACAGGGCATCCCAGGTCCTAAGGGCGAGCCTGGAGTGACAGGTGCTCAGGGAATTCAGGGAATCCAAGGACCAGTGGGTCCGGCTGGCCCACAAGGCGAACCGGGTCCTAAAGGCGAACAGGGTGTGAAAGGTGAACAGGGAATTCAAGGGTTACAAGGCCCCACCGGACCTCAAGGCGAACCCGGTATACAAGGCGAGAAGGGAGAAGCCGGCGCTCAGGGCGAACAGGGCCCAGCGGGCGAACCCGGCAAAGACGGTCGCGGAATCACATCTGTAACGATTAAGACAGACGGACATTTACAGATTGATTATAACGACGGCACAAATGTTGACGTCGGGAAGGTAACTGGAAATGATGGTCTGGATGGTGTGTCTGGTGTACCCGTGAGGGTCGAAAAGACAGCATCTGACACCACCGTAGAGTTAGAGCCTAACAAGCTCTATGTGTTCCCAGAGATGGCAAGTCTCACATACACCCTTGCTGCGCCTGCGGACACGAGCATAGCTAACGAATATCATTTCGTATTTCGTTCAGGTGCTACAGCTACTGAATTGGTGCATCCTGCAAATGTATCAGTTCCTGACAATTTTACTGTAGACAAAAATAAAGCGTATGAAATCAGCATCCTTGAAGGGTACATGGCGTACCAGATTTGGGCGGTGAATTGATATGGGGAGAAGAAGAATTTTATTCAATAATGAAGGCGGAGGAAACACTTACAGTGGAGTAATTACATTCGATGAACGTCCAACAGAAGCAATATCTTTTAAATGTCCTGGATGTAATCATTTTGCTATAATGCCACTAAAAGTAGATGTTGTAAGTGGAAAATTCGGCGCACTTTTTATCAATGCAACAGCTACAAAAGATGATTATGTAGCAAATGTTAGCACATATTCAACCGGTAAAGGCGGTTGGACATGTAATGCCTATACAGATGAGAAATATGCTGGAAAAAATCCAAAGATATCTTTTATAGAAACCGGAGTAACGATGGAACTCGCAGATTATTCGGATAGTACATATGCTTGGTTTGGCGGATTTTCATACGCATGGATAGCGTGGTAAGGAGGTAATTGACATGAAACATAAATTAACACACAATCTTGTCAGTCAGTCAGTCAGTCAGTCAGTCAGTCAGTCAGTCAGTCAGTCAGTCAGTCAAGGCGATTGTAATCTAACTGCCTTACTCCTGTCAAGAACGGCGGTGACGATATGAGCCGTCGGAGAATAATGCTTATGAATGGACAGGAGGAAAACGAAATGAAAGAATGGACTACTATAGCAGATGTAGTTACTACAGAAGAAATTATGAACCCAAGCTATACTATAGAACAAGAATGTAATTACCGTGAGTTTGCGGTTTATACAATGTATAATGCAAATGAAACCCAGACAACAAGTGGTTATATCAAAGTTGAATTGACAGATGTTAATGGAGCTAAGGTGTCTGTTCAATCAACGGCAGGAATACCCAAATCTGGTTATTATAGATGCGTTTTTCATATCATCCTCGGAAACATCATTAATCTGTTCGATGTAAAAGCGTCAAATAACACTTCGCTGAGCTCAACTGCTATGTATGAGGGGACAGAAACAGTACTCTCCAATGTAAAAAAGATGGACATTATATCGTATGCCAAACTCGGTGTTGGTAGCAAAATAAAGATAATGGCAAGATAAGGAGGTTGACAGAAAGATGAATGAGAATAAAATCCTAACAGACAGACAGACAGACAGACAGACAGACAGACAGACAGACAGACAGACAGACA